ATCTCATACTGTCATTTTGGATACACCCAGTTCTTTAGACAGCAGGCGTTGCGTAAGGGAATGCTTGCTACGAAATAGCCTTAAATCTTCAGGGGTGATGGGATCAAACTTTGAAGACATTTTAGTTGACAACACCTTTTAAAAGCTCTTATAATATTAATTACGGGTTCGCTTCCGTAAATGCGACATGATACCTGATCCCCTGTTGGGGATAAGGTATATCACTGTTTAGTTCTCTTTCAACGTTTAAGTACTCTTGTGCCTGGAGAATAAAAGTGTCGGATAAGTTCAACACAGTTGCACCTGAGTCAGTTAACAATAACAATACTCAAAGACCTTCTACTGCACTTACACCCAAAGGCGGGGTAAACAAAGGCTCCGAATGGAAAAACCGGCAGAGTCGCGAAGCCAAAAAACCAAAAAACAGGGATGGGCTTCCCGGCCATAACGCAGCAATGCGGAAGGTAAGAGCAAAGTTTCGTACAGGAAAAACCTTAAATCCCGAAGAAAAAGCACTACTTGCTAAGATGAAAAGCATGATAAATGATTGATGAGATCCTTGAAGAATATGAAAACCTCACGGATCAAGAGAAGCTCGGGATTCCGCTGGACAACATGCGGCATGAGATCTTCTCCGTCCATGTGGCAACTGGAAGAAGCCTTCCAGATTCTTATCGTGCAGCGTTTGGCTTACCAGAAGGAGGCCAAGTAGGAAGTAGACCTTCTGCTCTTGTTAAACGACAAGACATTCGTGTCCGTATCGGTCACATCGCTGTTCAAAGAGCAGAGATGGTCATCAACAGGTCGCTGCTGACCGAGAAAAACATACTTGATGAATACGCATGGGGAGTTCGTAACGCCAGAGAGCTAAACCGTTACAAAGATCACAAGGGATACCTTGATAGCCTTGCGCGCATTTTTGGTTTATTCTCAGAGTCTGAAAGTAAGAATGAAATGGCAAACAGATCCATCGAAGAACTTCGCCTAGAAGTCAAGATGCTGGAGGATGAGTTTGGACCAAGCGGAGGAATACAAGAATCTCCAGCGCAAGGCGCAGATTCTGCGCGAGATATCACGCCGGAAGCTGGAGAACTACAAGCCCTATCTGAAGCAGATGGAGTTCCACAAGGTAGGAAGCACTAAACGAGAACGGTGCTTTATGGCTGGAAATCAGCTCGGGAAAACCCTTTCAGGCGGCATGGAAATGGCTATGCACTTGACGGGAAACTACCCGGATTGGTGGGAAGGCCACAGATTTACACACCCAATTAGAGCATGGGCTTCAGGGAATAGCTCCGAAACTACCCGAGACAATCCCCAACGAGTCCTGCTCGGTGATTCACCAGAGCAATGGGGAACGGGTTCCCTCCCAGCCTCTTCAGTTCTCGAAGTAAAGCGTGCTAAAGGAGTTAGTGACTCAGCGGACATTGTTACTGTCCGGCACTCCAGCGGAGGCGTTTCTACTCTTAAATTTAAAACATATGATCAAGGTCGAGAAAAGTGGCAGGGCGTTCCAGTACACGTCGTGTGGTTTGATGAAGAGCCGCCTGCCGACGTTTATTCAGAAGGCGTGACTCGTACCAATGCAACTCAGGGCATTACCTACATCACGGCTACGCCGCTCATGGGCATGACTCAAGTTATTCGTCTCTTCTACCCCGAAGTCTCGGACGAGGCCAAGGGCCTCGTCAAGATGACTATTTACGATGCGGGCCATTTTAGCCCCAGTCAAATCGAAGAAATCATTGCTAAAACTCCCCTGCATGAAGTCGAAGCTAGAACTCAAGGAAAACCAATGCTGGGCGAGGGTCTTATCTTTCCTGTCCCAGAAAGTGAGTTGGTCGTTGATCCGTTCGAGATTCCGTCTCACTGGTCTAAAATTATTGGAGTTGATTTTGGATGGGATCATCCTACTGCTGCTTGCCTTTGTGCTTGGGATCGCGATGACGACGCTTTCTATATTACTGCCGCTTACAAACAGCGCAGAGAAGTTATCGCAATACATGCAGCAGCATTAAAAGCGTGGGGCAACTATCCAGTTGCTTGGCCTCACGATGGATACAAGCATGATCAATCTTCAGGTGAACAAATTGCAACAATGTACAGAAATCATGGACTTAAAATGTTGCCAGATCACGCCACAAATATATCTGGTGGCTTTGGCGTAGAAGCTCCAGTGCAAGAAATGCTTGAAGCAATGCTAACTGGTAAATTTAAGATTTTCTCACATTGCAAACCTCTTTTAGACGAAATCGGTCAGTATCACAGGAAATCTGGTAAGATTGTAAAATTGTACGATGATGTTATATCATCAGCTAGGTACGCTTGGATGATGAAGCGTTACGCTAAAACTGAAACAAAGAGATTAATGGTTGAGTCTACGGGGCTCGATTACAACCCTCTAATGAATTGAGGTGGCTATGCTACTCGGTGGCAGCAAGCCTACACCAAAGAACGATAAACCTTGGTGGATGGTGGAAGAAGAAGTAGAGCAAGACAAACGCATTAAAAGTGCTTTATCTGCAATGCAGACAACTATGGCTTCTAAAGCGCCAACCAATATGATGCTTCACGGTCCATCACAACCCAAATCAAAAAAGACGGGCTACTAAATGGTAAAGACTGCCAAAGAATGTAGAGATGTTTTTTCAGAAATGAAAAACAAAAGAGTTCCTTGGGAGTCTCGATACCAAGCTATTTCAGATTACCAATTGGCTAGATCTGATTTTCAGCAACAATCACGAAGTAAATCCCCTGAAGACAGCAAGATTTATGACGGAACAGCAATGGACTCATGGTTCATGCTTACAAATGCCATTCAGGCAATTCTTATTAATACTGAAACAAACTGGGTCTACCTTGATTCATTGGAAGAGTCTGAAACAACCGATGAAGAAGTTCTTTGGTTTGAAAATGCAAGGATTAATCTTCAAAATATCTTTAGGAGTGATGCTTGTCGTTTCCCAACCCAAATTAACGAAACGCTTGGCGATCTAACTGGTTATGGTTATGGAGCTATCCATTCTGGTTATGATCCATTTAAACATTCATTGTTTTTTTCTTCTAGACCCATTACCGAAATTTTCATTGATCAAGACACAAAAGGAACTGTTGATAAGGTATTTAGGAGATATACGTTAAAAAACGAACAAGCTGAAAGAATTTTTGGAAGCAAAACGCCAGATTTAATATTAAAAGCAAATAAAGCAGGCAAGGGATTGGAGGAGATGAGTTGGTTACACACATTTAGTCCTCACCCCGATAAATACAATTCAGTTATTTCCTATCAACTCTTAGAATCAGAAGGTGATATTGTTACAACTGAGGAGTACGACGAGCTTCCTATCCACGTTGTTCGTTGGAGAACCGATGCAGGGCAAGTCTATGGACGTGGCCCCGGGGTAATTGCGGATCCCTTTGCGCGTACCCTTAATCAGGTCGTAAAGACGTGGATTAAACAGGCTCAAAAAGCTGTTGACCCTCCACTTCTTGTATCTGACGATGGCGTAATACAGGGACCAAAGACTACTCCCGGGGCCATCAATTTTGTAAGTTCTTATTCTCCTGGCTCAATGGAACCTATTCGTCCCCTTAATTCAGGAGCTAATTTCAGCGTTGCAAACGCTGAAATTGAGCGTCTTCAGAATTCAATTAGAAAAGCTTACCACCATGACATACTTCAAATTACTGACAGCAAAGAACTTACTGCTTTTCATGTCCAAGAGTTAACTCAAAGAGCGCAGCAATGGATTGCTCCAGTATTCCAAAGAATTAAGGTTGAGTTAATTCAACCTATGGTCGAAAGGTCATTGAAGCTTGGTATAGAGAATAGGCTCATTCCAATGATGCCTCCTTCCTTACAAGAGAAAGGCGTTAAGGTTGTTTACATATCGCCTGCTCAAAGAGCAAATAGAATTCAAGAAGCCGAAGCAACAATGAAAGCTCTTGAAAGAATTATTGCTCTTTCTCAAGTCTATCCAGAAATGCTTGATAACTACAATCCTGATAAGGTTGCAAAGACAATTCATAATGACTTTGCGGCGGATCCTTCAATCATGCGTACAACTAAAGAAATTAAAAAGCTAAGGAGTGATCGGGATGAAAACAGAGCCAAAATGGCAGAGAAAGAAGAAAATTCTGAAATGCTTCAGCAAGCTCAAAGCCTGACTTCTGCGCCTGATGGCGGCGCTGAAACTGCTGACGTTTTAAATCAACTAAGAGGAAGGTTTTAGTGAATAACACAGTTTTTGACAAGGAAAAAGCATCACTTTACTCTGCTGTGTTTAATAATCCAGATGGAAGAAAAGTAGTTGATGATTTAATTAATTTCGTTGGTTACTTCGGGGAAGGTTTTGCAACAGACCCTTATTCTACTAGTTACAACTGCGGTCAAAGAAGAGTTGTTACCAGGATCTTGAATCTAGTAGGAATGATCCATGCGGTTGATATGGTTAATGAACTAAAAGAAAGGCAAATGATTGATGAATGAGGAAACAGCCGAAAGCAACGAAGACGGCGAAGTAACAGAAGTTGAATCTGCGCCTACTCCATCTTTTTTGGATGGAATAGATTCTCAATTCAGAGAAGACCCTTCTGTATCCAAGTTCAATAATGTAAACGATCTTGTTAAGGAACACGTTAATTTACAATCGATGCTTGGGCGCAAAGGCGTCATTGTTCCCAATGCTGAAGATTCTCCAGAGACTTGGAACAAATACAAATCAGAAATGGGGATTCCTGAAAACCAAGAGGGTTATGAAGTCCCTCCTGATCAAAGCAATGACGTATTTCAAAGACTTGCAGAAGCATCTTTTAATGCAAATTTAAGTTCAGATCAATACGACAAAATAGTTAATTCTTTTTCGTCCTGGCAAGAATCAGCAGACGAAAATTTATTTAAAGAAGCAGAGCTAACTACAGAAGAAAATATTTCTGGTTTAAGAAAAGAATGGGGACGATCCTTTGAGGCAAAGACCAATATTGGTGCTTCTGCTTTAAATAAATTGACTGAAGGCAACCCTGACACCTTGGCGTCAATAGAGCTTTCAAACGGAACGCAATTAGGAAACGAACCTGCTTTCATTAAAATGATGGCAGAAATTGGAAATTCTTTTCAGGAAAAAGGTTTGCTAGAAGGAACAAATACTAATTACGGTGCAATGAGCCCAGAAGAAGCCAACGCAAAGCTTTCTCAGATTATGTCTGATCCAGAAAAAGCAGCGATCTTGTTTAGCCAAGAATTTCATCCTTCCAAACAAGAGCTTGTCAAAGAAAGAGAAAGATTGCTATCATTTGCATATCCTGATAATTAATGCAATCTTTAGGATATCGGGTAGCTTTTACGAGTCCGATGCTTGGGTAAAGAGCCCTGCCACAGAGGCGTAAATCTGTAGGGAAAGGGTCCGATTGCGGGCAGCCCCATCCTGTTAAACTCTAAGTAAAACAGGAGGTAGCTATGTCTACCCAGATTACAACTTCCTTTATTCAGGGATTTAAGCAGGGCATTGATATCCTTTCGCAACAGAAGGGTTCTAAGCTCCAGAACACCGTTCGTAATGAAATGCAGTCTTCCAAGCAGGACCATTACGACCAGATTGGTTCGACCGCTGTTGTGCAGCGAACGAGCCGACACGGCGATACGCCAATTGTCAACACGCCCCATTCGAGACGAAACGTCACGCTCAATGATTACGAGTGGGCGGATCTGATTGACCGTCAGGATCGTCTTCGACTGCTAAACGATCCAGGCAACGCTTACTCGACGAATGCTGCATATGCGATGGGACGCAAGAAGGATGAACTTATCCTTGATGCTTTCACGAAGACGCAGACGACGGGTGAAACGGGCTCAGGAAGCGCTGGCGCAGTCAATGTTGCCTTTGGGTCGGCGAGTGGCTCGGACGATGGTCCGATTACGGTTGAAAAGCTGATTACGGCAAGAACTTATCTTATGGCTGAAGATACCAGCGATGAAGATATGTTTTGTTGTTTAACTGCTTATCAGATTGCTCAGCTTCTCGACGACAATCGAATCAGCAGCTCTGACTTCAATACCGTCAAGGCGCTTGTTGCTGGACAGATTGACACCTATTTAGGGTTTAAGTTTATCCAAATTGCACAGTCTGTTAATCCAAATACAGATGGTGCCGCTGATGGTGCCGCGGACAGCAATCGTCCTGTTTTCTTCTGGAAGAAGAGCGGGATCGTTCTTTCTACTGGAGTTGGCGAAGCAGGCACTTCTGCTCGAATTACTGAACGTGCGGACAAGAGCTACTCGACGCAGATTTATTACTCTGCTTCGTTTGGTTCGGCCCGAATGGAAGAAGCTAAGCTAACGATTGGTTATGCGGACGATAGTGGTCCAGCGTAATTAATAATTAAACGAGATTGAGTTCCCCTAGAGCAATGTAGTTCTAGGGGAACTCCTTTTCACATTTCTAGCGCGGTGTCGTGCTAGAGGAGAAATGAAAATGGCTGTTGTTTATCAGTATTCTAGTCTTCTTACGGATGGTGCTCAGAATGGCACTGCAAACTTAACTCCAAACACGCAGTTCAGAGCATCTGTTGGCGTAAGTCACGCCAGAATGCGGCTAAAGTATGGTACTTGTCACATTCCTTTAGATGACGAATCCGCAGGCGAAGACCTTTTGTCTCTTGCTATGTTTGGAAAGAATGATCGAATTTTCAGAATCGACCTTGGTACTGGAGCTGATCTTTCTAGTGGCAATAACCTAGACATTGAAATTGGTATTTACAATGTTAATGAAGCTGGAACTATTGGCTCACTCGTAGGTAGTAAAAACAGCCTTGCAGATATTGACGCTGCGGCTGAAGTTACTTTTGGGTCTGCTGACCATACAGTTGCTGCTGCTCGTGGCATTGAGTTGTGGTCTGTTGCTGGTTTGAGTACTGCTTCTTCTGGTGGCAATTTTATTGTTGCTGCCACTAATGAATCTGGTGATGTTACAACGGCTGGCACGCTTACGTTCCAGTTCCAGTACACCGCTGGCGACTGATTAATACAAACACACAGGGGAGCGGCTCAAGCCGCTTCCCTGATGTGTTTACTTTGTTTTGTTTTTAAAAGGATTTAATTATGCCTGCTGGAACTTGGGGGTCAAACGGAAATATTTACAGAGGTTCTGCTGTATGGAACCAAGGTAAACTAGGAGACGATCATGTAAGCACCGAGGGTTACAACGCGGCTGGTGTAATTAATTATACAAATGGAATAAACAGAACAGAGCCCTTTAATCAGATTTTAGAAAATAATTCAACTTACAGTAAAAATCAAACAAGCTCTCCAATCTCAATATTAGACTCACAAAACTGGCAAGAAGCTAAAGACGTATTTATTTTTGCCAAATTAAGAGCTACAGATGTTTTAAATTCCATTAAGGTTTCGACTGATGCAAAGTTTGACTCCAGTAATTTTTTTCTTGTTAATATTTACTTAGGAGACAGAACCTCTCAAGAACCAATTCTTTGGGATGAAGAAACAATTACTACAAACAGTTTGTCAATTACAGATGACGCTGGCAATAATAGAACTAAATTTACTTTTACAACGAGCGATATGATCAATGCTAAGGATTGGTATAACGATCAAACAATTACAGTAAGCGGAAGTAGCACTATTTCTTCCGGAACTTACACAATAAAAAATTACACAAGAAATAGCGGATCAACTACTGTCGATTTTACTCTAAGTTCTAACCCTGCTAATCTTGCTGGTAGCTACGTAAACATAGAAGCAACCTCAACAAATCAAACAGCAACTTTTACTTTTGTTAGAAATAAGGGAATTAGACATATTTATAGCACTAACACAAATTCAGCAGCAGACGGTTCAATTCCATTAAATGAAGACACTGGTGAAATTATGACTTGGAATGCGGTTGGCAGATCTTGTCATAGTCTTGGTAAGGAAATGCACGAATACAACAAAGATTATTCTAGTTACGGAAATTTAACTTTCCTAAATAGAACTGCGGATAGATTAATAAAGAAAGATGACATTTGTTACCTGGGGTGTTCTTTCCTTAGATCTCCTACGTTTGACGGAGGTGAGACTTCTTCAAGATTAGGATTTTCTGTAGACTACGGATCACATCAGTAGTCAACTTTAGGAGTAGGAAATGGCGCAATCTGAAGTTGATATTGCCAACAGGGCATTAATACGTCTTGGTTTGCAAACTATTACTGGCACAGCTACCAGCTTTAGCACTCTTATTTCAGCGGGTGATACAAAGCAAAGTCTTGCATTGCTAAATATACATTTTAAGGATTGGCAAAGAGAGTTATTGCGATCTCATCCTTGGAATTTTGCAGTTAAGAGAACGACTTTAATAAGACCAGTATCGTTAAGTCCTCAGAATATAACAATACGTAGATTTTACTCAGGAGACGCTTCTAATGGAACTGTTTACGATCAAGATCATTCTAATTCAAAATTAAATAATCCCGTTGTTCTCGACTTAAGAAGCAAGGAACACACAGACGGACCGCAAGGCGTAGCGCCTTCGGCTTCTTCTATTGGATTTGATCACAATATTCAAGACAATGACGCAATTTATCTTAGCGGAACTCCTTATACTATTCTTAATGACAAATGGTATTACGTTAAACGAGGTTGGCATGATGGGAATAATGCAACTACCACACACCGAACTGGCGGCGCTTTAGCAAGTCCTGAACTTTATATTTCTTTATACAATAAGTTAGGCGATCAAGGAGGGCTGGCTAACCAAACAGCAGGCTCTGTACCCGTTGACGCTTCAGGCGATCGGTATGGATTTTCCGTAAACGGAACATCTCTTTCTGGTTTTGGGAATACTGATTATTCAGTAGGAAGTATTAAATCAGAAAAAAAGTCTAGATGGCAATACGTATATAAATTACCAGACGATGTTATTAGACTTTTAGATGTTGAAGACTTGAATGCTGGTGAAGAGTTTGTAGTAGAAAAGTCCAGCAACACTACAAGTGCAACTATTCCTCAAAGATCTTTGCTTTGTAATTCAGGAGAAAAAATACACATAAAATATATTGGAGATGTAGATTTTTCTACTTCTCAAAGCGGAGTAGATTCTTTGTTCTGCGAAGTTTTATCTTTAAAAATAGCCCTTAAGCTTTCCGAACTTTTAGTAAAGACTGCTTCCGTTACTGAGCTTATTGTTAAAGAATACACAATGGCTTTATCTCAAGCTAAATCAATAGACGCTCAAGAAGGTTCTTCTGTAATGGATTACCATTCAACGTGGTCTGACGAAATGGGGCGAGTAGTTTGACTCAAATAAACATTGAGCAAAAAACGTTTTCTGGGGGAGAGATTAGTCCTGACCTAGAATCAAGGTCTGATTTAGATAAATACCAAACTTCTTTATCTGATAGTCAAAATGTTCTTTGCACAAACAAGGGAGATTTAATTCCTAGACCCGGTACAGAATACGTTGACATGACTGCGGGAGTTAATTCCGTTGGTGCTCCTGAAAAAGCAAGGCTTATTCCGTTTAAGTTTTCAGAAGAAGAAAGTTACTTAATCGAATTTACTGAAAGGAAAATGAGAGTCTTCAGGCACGGCGAATCTGTTAAATACGAATATACTGAATCTGGTCTTTCCGACACTGTTCATAAATCAATTAGTTCATCAATCTTTATTGATGAAACACAATACCCAGTTGCAAGTAATGACAATACAAGTAGCCCTACTAGAAGTTACGCATCTGCAAGCGGTGAATTTATTTTTCAAGGGAAGAATTCTTTTCCTTACGATGCTGGAGCTGGTCCCTTTACGATTTCAGGATTAGACGGCACAAGCGCCATTTCTAGCTTTACGATGTCTAAGCAGACAGGTACAGACGATATTGCTTACGCTGCGCCTGATGCAATTACTGCAACTTCTGTTTTTTGGATTCACTCTGTAGATCGAGACATCTCAGCTTCTCCAACTATTAATAAAGACAGTGATGGTGCAAGTCTTAGCTTTTACAAGCCAGTAGATGTTGTTAGAATTACTTGGAACCCCAAGTTTTGCGTAGGGGGTTCCGGTTACGCTGCTGCTCCTAATAACTACTTTGTAGCAAAGGCGGCTACTGCCGATCCTACCCGAGCTGCAACTTCTAGGCCAGCAAATAATACAGCAACTAAATGGAGTTTTTTCTCAGCAGGAACAACTGACACTACAGGGAGTGTTTTACAAGATCTTGTAAGTAGTCCAAAAACTATTTTTAGAACTGATTTTATTGGGCAAACAGATCCCTCTTCAAACGGTACTGCAACTTCGCCAATTCCTTATCTCGAATCAGAGTTAAACGATTTGCAGTACGCAATTGCAGGAGATTTTATTTTTATTACACACCCCAATTATCAACCTAGAAAAATTACAAGATTGGGATTGAATAACTTTAAAATCTGTCGTCATTATACAAATTATGGTCCTTGGAGAAATGGACCTACTTACCCAGGCGTTGCTTGGGGAGGTGGTCACTACATGACTGGTACTGGTTCAAGCACTCCGTCAACTGGAGGGGTTGATGGAGATAATCTTGGGTATACAGGTAAATCAAATATTAAACTGTATAATTTATCTATTACTGGTACAAATGGTTATCTTTGGAAAAGTTCAGGTTCTCCTGATATTGTTACTGCTGCAAGCGGAACTAACGCAGACCCTTCGATTATTGGTAGAAAATTACGAATTGCTTGTCCTGTCGGAAAGCCGTTATTTTCCACTCAAGGGCAAGGAAGTGTTCGACATAATCCTTTTGATTCTACGGGGGATTTTCTAGATTACATTGATGGAACAAAGCCCAGAAGTCAAAACACATCAACTTCAATATCTCCCAATGGTGATACTTCTAGCATTTCCGGCGTAAGCGTTAGTTCCTTGGCTGATTTTGAAAGCGTTAGTTCACCTGCTTTTTTCTTTCTAGAAGGAAGCGTTGAACCATACATAAAAACGTCTACGTCTACACCTCATTCAAATCCGTTAAGGGCTTACAGGTACAGAATTACTAAGCCTTTAAATATGTATCGACACAGAGAATTTCCTTACTTTGTAGGATTAACTGGCACAACAAAGATTGGTCATTTATTTGAAGAAGCTCAACCTGACGGAACGGGTGGATGGCCTTCCTGTGTAGCTATTTTTGATAACAGACTTGTATATTCAACAAACGACGAATCACCAAATTCTATTGCCTTTTCCGTAAAGGGTGATTTTAATAACTTTGAACCAGATGATTGGGGAGCGAATGTTGCAAATACAATTAAAGGGGATAACTTAAGTAATTGGTCAGTTGCCTCCACTTATAATCCAGTTACATTTGATTATCACGGATTTGTTTACAGTATAGAAGAAGGTTTAGCAGACAAAATCCTTTGGTTAAAATCAACTAATTATGGGTTAATAGCAGGCACGCCCAATGGAATTTACCTTTCTCAAAAGCTCCGTTCAGGCGGTGCAGTAACGCCATCGAATTTTTCAATGAGAATGATTTCAGAAGAAGGGTCTTCCAAAGTTCCAGCAGAATACATTGACGGAAAAATTTACTACATCAGCAAACTTGGAGACAAGTTGCTGAGTATGCAATACAGCCAAGACGCAGATGGATTCCGCCCGCAGGTGGAATCCATCTTTAGCGAACACTTGCTAAAAGATGGCGTAAAAGCAATGGCATATGCAAGAACGCCAATCTCAATACTTTGGCTTATTACAAACACTGGTAAACTTATTTCAGCAGTAAACTTAGACGTATCTAAAGAAAAGGCTTTATTTAAACACAAGTTAGGAAGTCCTGATTACAACAACAGAACAACTCCTTTAATTAATTCTGTTGCAGTTATTCCTTCAGATGAATTAGGTTTTGATCAGTTATACATGTCAGTTACAAGAAGCCCCAGTTTACCATTGATGGTAAACGATGCTATATCAGAAGGGCAATCTGCTTCTGTAAATCTCGCAGCTCTTACAAGTGACACTACAACAGGCTTTAATCCTGGGTACTCAACAAGCCATGCTGAAGCAGCGGGGATTGTCCAGTACCCTTGGTTTCTAAATGGCGATGGGAGCGGTGGGGATACTAGTGCTAACTCATCTAATACTATATGGGCAACTTTAACTAAAACTACAGAAGGAGTCAGGTTAGAAAGAACTGGAAATGTAGACTTTGCAGATGGTACAGATGATTCAGACACTACATCAAACGGAGTTGGGTCATTGGCTACTCCCAACGATACGCCTGAACATTTATTTTATCACACAGTCGGGTTAGGTGGAGCCGCCAATTTCCAACCTCCAGATCCTTCAACTGGAGAAGACGATATTTGGCAAACTGCAGAAATTCCAGAGCAAGCAGCTTCCGTTTTCGCTCAATCAAAAACAGGAGTTTTTGACGATCCGTCAAATGGATTTGCTAACGGTGATCTTTCTTTAAATCTTAGCGGAGGATCCCCTTTAGTAACTAGTAATAGATACATTACTCTTCTTTGTACAATTCATTCTACTAAAGCAGATATGAGTGCTGCTGACATTCCAAATTATTTGAATATGTACTATTACGGACTTGGACCAAGCGGAGGTGTTCTTGCTGCTGGGTCAGGTACTAATTTTTTACCTTCACATATTAATGGTGTAGAAACGGGCACAGACAGAGATGTAAACTTTGATCAAATTTCAGTAGTTGCAAACAGGTCAGCCACAAGTGGTTTATTCAATAGCGGCGCAGAAAACATGGCAAGTGAAAGAGATAAGCCAATCTATATCACTTGGGATATATATAATGATTACAGAATGTTTAACGGATTAGGATCGACTTCTAATAATAATTTTCACCCTCTTGGATTTTACTTTGGCTTTAGCGATGCGCCTAGTATTAATAAAACTTCAGGCCAGATGACGGGAACCGCTTTGAGCGGAAACCAGTATTCCGTTACTTTGCACGGAATGATATTAGGAAACATTGTTCCTAACATTGATAACAATACTGTTTCAACTCCAGCCTTAAGGGCTGCGGCATCAACACCTGTTTCACCTTCTCTTTTTGGCACATTTCAAACTCCTGCCCAATTGCTAGAAGGCGGAATGAATACAATTGAAAGGCTTACCAATTATTCTCCTTACCTAAAAAATACTCAACAATTCGTTGGTGCTGATTGTTCAATAAGCAATAAGACTATTTATGCTTCTGGAGAACCAAGCGAAAAAATTACAAACGTTCTTGTTGTTGATTATGACACGACTAATGATAAAACAAGAATATATGTAGATAATGAAAGCATGGTTATTGGGGACAAGTTTATAATTGAATCTCTGGAAGGCGATCTTGAATATTTAAACTACGGAGATACTCACGTAGTTGACGGAGTGGATTCTACTAATAATTTCTATACGATTAACACGCGAGCAAACCCCGCCAAGGGGATTGCCGCAGACTCAGACCATCTTGGATCCGCTACTTCACCTAGTTACTCAAAGGGCGGAATTATACTTAAATCAAGAAACTCGGTCAAATTGCCTGGGATAAGGCTTGCATACGACAGTGCTACTCAATCGTATGTAACTTTTAATCACGCATTTTCTTACTTTAGTGCTTGGAATAATTTTGTTTATTTTAACAGAGGCTTAAAACACGGAGAAATTTTTTCGCTTGGTGAGTATTCTTTTCCCGAATCAGCCCAAGGCGATGTGCAAAATCTGAGCGGATCGGGCGGTAGATATCTCTATAAACCTTTTAATGGCTCCATTAGTATCTCTTCTATTATTGGTAACTCAATGTTTACATCCAGTCCAGATTTTTACATTGGATATAAACCTGAAGTTTACTTTAGTACGTTGCCGCCTAGAATGAATACCCAGCTTGGAGCGATGGATACTAACGATTTGGTAATTACTTCTGTTGGTGTGAATCTTACAGATACACACCAAATAAAAGTAATGAGAAACAATCAAAGGGAATATAAAGAAAATTTGATTAATGATGAGTTTTCTTACGATTCTGCTTCGGTTGACGCAGTTAGAAGAAGTGGTATTTACGAATTAGGATTAATTCCTGAAGAAAAAGATAATTTTGGGAAAATACGTTTTGAGCCTGAAGTTGGTTATCCTTTTAGAATTAAATCAATTGCAATTCGCGGAGAAAGGCAAACTCGAAGATGAGTAATTTTTTTAAGACAAACATTGACTTCACTGAAGGTTTGATAAAAACTCGCGACCGAATAGATGGCGTTACTGAAAGCCCTTTAACTGAAGGTTTAATGGATAAAAACGCCACTACTGCAAGTCTTTTAGATGATGCTAGCGCTCCAAAAGCTCCAAAAGCTCCAGAAGCTCCAGCTGCTCCGCCTTCATCAAGTGCGGCTAATATTTCTAAAGGCGCAGGTGCCGTAACGAAAGTTGCGAGTGCTGCTGTAGGCGTTGTTGAGTCTTTTGATCAAGCTGAAATGAACAATGCAGCAATTAACAATATTGAAAAAGACTTAGAAGCAGGATTGATGCTTGGTTCTCGGTCTTCTGGAAAACAAAAAGCGTCAGCAGCAGTCACTGGTAACAGGGCAGCTCTTAGTGATATTACAAACACGCAAAGGCAAGCTGATGCTTCAGCAATGCGAGAAGCAGCAATGGCAGTCTCTCAATTAGAATCAGACACTACTAGCGGCTTTGTAAGCGCTGGTATAAACATGGTTGACTCTGTAGCTAAAGCTGGTGGAACGTTTGCTTCTATGGGTTCAGGCGCTGCCGCTGAAGGCACCAGCCTCGTCGAGCCGCGCATTTCGGCGAGGGGGATGGCTTAATGGCAAATAAAATTTCAAATTCTATTGCAGGATTAGCTAATACGTTTAATAAGATTGGAGACGATTTAGAAGCAAAGGAAAGAAGAGAGGAAGTAAAAAGAAAAGAAGATGATTTAATTGATCGTAGAAATAAAGACGCTGAAAACAGAATTCAGCTTGCTGACGCTTCTGCTGGCTTAACTGAAAAAATTGAAACAGGCTATACTCAATTTGATGCAAAACTTGAAGAGCAAAGATTTGAAGGTTTACTTGCTGGTGAGGAAGGGAAAAGCTCTTTTGATTCGATAGATTTTTTAAAAAATTATGAGTCTGATATTATGGATCCGTTTGAGTCTAATTTTGATATTGAACAAACTGACTATAATCAAGATCAAGTTGCTCAAGCAAGAGCAGCTTACACTAAAACTCGTCAAAACGTCAGAAGCCAATTAAGAGCAAAGTATGCTGAAAACCAAACTAAACATATTAATAAAAGGTTTACTGCAAGATCTGCTGTTTTACTTGATGTTTTAGATGGAAAAGTTGATAGCGGTGAAGATCCAGTAGCTGCTTACAATACGTATGTTGCAGGTATTACTGAACTTCAAAAAATAGTAGGTGAACCAATTGTAATAGGTCAGTCTGCAGACGGAGAGCTAATCACTCATAGTCCTTTCTTGGGTGAAACTGCTATTCAAATGTCTCTTCGTTTTAATGGAGCAAGACAAACTGTTTCCAGTTTGGTTTCTGCTGGCAAATTTGAACAATCTCAAGATTTTTACGAAGGCTTAACTACTGGTACAGAGGGCAGTAGCGTTAAAGATTTTATTGAGAAACTAACAGGTTCTGAATCTGGAGGAAGATCAGATGCCTCTTATACTAATGAAGAAGGTGATTCATATGTAGGTTTAATTCAATTTGGTGAAGATAGACTTACTGATTTTAGAAATGCAACTAATACGGAATTTACTCAAGAAGAATTTAGAAACGATGTAGATTTACAAGACGAAGCTGGCATTTGGCATATTAAAGATATTGATAAAAGAATTGCAAGTCAAAAAGCAAAAAATCCAGACCTTTTTAGAAGATACAATAATCTTGACGGTCTTCGTGCTGTTGCTCATCTTAGCGGGATGGGCAAAAACTTCGTTTCTTTTCTTAAAGGAAAAGGCAATGTTAAGGATGCACTTGGTACAAGCCAACAAGATTATTACAATCTGTATGCTAATGGTGCTAAACAAGGCACTTCTAGTCTTCATGGAGTAAGCAAACAAGGCGTTTCTTACAGAAAACTTCTTAGAGATTCATTTGAAGAAGAAATGAAAGCAGAAATCAAGAATATTACTGAAGGAGTAGGAGCATCCGAAAGCCAAGTTCTTTTATTAACTGAAGAACACGACATTGATCCTACTAACGAAGAGAATTTTGCCAAACTCAGACAATATATAGAAAGTCGCAAAGCTGTAGTAGAACAAGCTTTAGAATTTGATTCAGACAACCCCCAAATGAATATATTAGATCCACAGCAAAAATTTGCTTTAGAGCGTCACGTATATGATTTAGTCACCGGCAAAGTCCAAGCTTCTACAAATCGCGTTTCTCCTGCAAGTGCTGCTGCGGTTATGGCTAAAACTCCAGTTGGAAGCAGAGCGCCGAAGCTTTCTCAGTTAATTGCTCAACAGGGTAGTGGAGAAATTCCTGAAGCAATTCTTACCCCAGTTATAGGAATGCTTGAATCTCCACTTGTTTCTGATCCAAGAATAAAAGCAAAACAAATACAAGACAGAAGGAATATGGTTACCCTTTTAAACAAGCATGCTAAAGATGGCAGAATTCCTACATCATTGCAATTTTCTATAGGTACAAACTTTGCTCGGTTTTTAGCAAGAAACCCAAATATTTCTGATGACGATATTTTAAAATTTGCTTCATCAACTATTGACGACAAAATTAAATATGAACAACCGTTTGTAGATGAAGACGGTGTTGTCGAAAGAACTAGCATTGACATTGGGGCACTTGCAAATGTAATTCAAGGTGGCGGCATTTTTAATAAATTAGAGGAAGGATTCATAGAACCAGGTACTACGTCTGAGCAAATAAATTTAACTACCGCAATACGTGTTAAACAAGATTCAGGCAGGAATATGAGTGACTCTATTGCAGATGTTAATGCAAGTGTTCAAATTCAAAGAAATGCAAACGTGCCGGTTAGACCTAATTTTGTTAGAGCTAAGACAGAAGACGAAGCAAGGCTTTATGAAGTTGGGTTAGTAAATTTAGTAGCTAACGCAGCAGGCAAGACTTTTAATACCCAAAAAGAATTTATTGAGTTTGCACAAAGTTTTGTTGCAATTCCACGAGATCCTTATGATCCCAATGATAATGAGTATAGAATTGTTACTAGAGGAACCAATCGACCTATGCTGGATAATCAATACATTGATGTAAGCGAAGTATATGCGCTCAGAAATAAAGGAATTGCAAGTATTGATCAATTAATGGATAGCAAAATTCAAGTAATGGATGATGTTTCAGAAGAAATTGGAATTAGAGATGTTGCAAGCAGATGGGACGGGGGAAAAGATACAGAATGGTTTTATCGTACATTTTCAGATGCTTTTGACTTTGAAAACGTAGATCAACTTGGCGCGCTAGGAGCATTTGATAGCAATGGTGATCGTTTTTCAGAAGCAAATCTTTACAACCAAACTAATATTAACGCTTCTGGAAATCCAAACCAAACTATTTTAAACGTATTAACTAACAGCGAAAACGTTCTTGAAGCTATGAAAAAAAGTGATCCTGCAACTTATAAAGATATAGTTAGATTAAGAGAAAACCTTAAAAGATTTGGCAGTCTTTCTCATATTCAGATTTTCCCAGATTACATGGAAGAGATTTCAGCAGCAATGCTTACAAGACTTTACATAAGGGCTTCGTTAGTTGACGACAATAAAGTTGGTAAATTAGAACTCACCCCAAGAGATATTCAAAGTATTGATCTTGTAGATTCCCTTCCTTCTGGAGAAAGGGAAAGACTTGAAGCTCAAGGCAGAAAAAATGGTTTAGCAGTTGCTTTTTCTAAGCTTTACCCTGAAGCAGCGGCAGCAGATAAAGCAGTTCCAGGAACTGCTTTTGTTAAATCAATGATGGAAATGGCAAATTCAGGTGCTTCACTGTTTGCTGGTTTGTCTAGGTACAATACAACGGCTGTAAACGCAATTGCTTTAGGTCAACCAATGCCAGATCTTAAAAACAATAGACAAAAAACTCTTGATAGTTCTTATGACAAACCTATTGCTATGGGTAGTGCAAGACTTAATTCTAAAAGGTTTTTATCTATTAGAGAGTCAACTGTTGACGGATTTATTGAAGCAGCGGTTAAAAACAGTAGTGAAAACGAACCTCTAATCATTTCAAGTGAAAATGTAAGTCCCAACGATTCAACTAACGCAGCAGGAGATCTTGCTAATAATTTAATTGGTAGAGCTGTGAATGGTAATCTACAGGGTGGAACAAGTTTCCAAATACTTGATAACGCTGGAGCTTCATTAAGTATTGAATCTAGAGTAGTTGATGGTGATACTGTTTCAATAACTTCATCGAATGGAGAGCAAGTAATTATTCACAACCACATGCCTGAAGACACTCTTTCCTTAAACGAATTAACACCTATTACTTTAAAGTTGCCCGAAGAAACTGCCGTAAGGGTGGTAGGACAAAACGCACCAGAAGTTAAAAAAGCTTGGAGAGGAGAACCTGGAGAAGAAGGAGGTAATGAAAGTTACGTCTTTATGGTTGAGTCTACTAAGGGTAAACAAGTGTACGTTCAAGTTTTTCCGACTGTCGATGGAAGAGACTTGATGAAAGACAACTACAACAGAGTTCTTGGAGGATTGTCAGTTGATGGGGAAGATTTAACTGCATCATCTCTTAAAGCTGGTTTAACTAAAACTTTATTTATGAGTGGGTTTGGCATTGAATTTGGTGTTGAACAAGCAGAAGAATACGCTTTAGCTGCACAACAAGGTAACGATTTTGCTTTAGGATTGTATTCAGAAAAATCTCCTACTGTAGAACGAAAAGCATATTCACACTTAGAGCAACAAGCTTTAGAGAACAAGAAAGGGAAAAACTCGCCTCCCTTCCAGCCTCTCTTTCTTTCTGTTCCAGACGGCAATGGCGCTGGTTTTCTTATTGGAAACAGTTATCCAGATTTAGGTATTCCCGAAGTTGATTTAAACAACGCTAAACACACTGAGACTTTGATTCAGCATTTTAGAAAATTAAGCAAGAAAAGGGAATTTCTTCCTTTTTCTGATGAAGCATCTGCTAACTCATTTATTGCTGAAAGCGCAAAATACATTTTTGACTCAAACGTATCACCTGTTTACAAATCAGTAAGAGCAGGAATGAGGGAGCATACAAATAGAGTTTACGTACAAAATGAAACAGACATGCTTATAGAAGAATTTCCAAATTATACGGGTATTCAAATTGCACAAGCAGTTCGTAAATCATCATACGGAAGATCAAGAAATTATTTTCATGTCGATGATCTTAGAAGAATTTTAGAATCAGAATCTTTGGGCTACATCCCCATGTTTACCAACGGAGAAAATTGATGCCAGTTGTAGACATTTTTGGCAATCGAGTTACTGGTCAAGGTCTTGCGACAGAGCCTACCTATAACTTTGCTGAAAAAATGAGCGCAGCATCAAACATGACTGTTCTTGGTTCTATGTTTAAAGGCTTAAAGGTTACGCCAGAAGACGAAAGAGCTGCTCGTCATTTTTCTGGATACGGAACGTCTCCAGAAATTGACGGAGATGTTAGAGACTACAGATGGATGCAGGAAAAAAGACAGATTATATCTGACTTTATTCCCGTTATGCAGGAAGAACGAAAAGAGCTTCGACAACAACCAATTACAAATGAGTCTATTGCTTACTTAATGGAAGCAGACACTTATCAACAGTTTTTAAATAGACGAGGCGTTATCAACGCAAACGCTAAAGCAAACGCTGTTTTTCAAGAACACCCAGCGGCTGTTTTTAGCAGCAGCATTGCAATGTCTTTAATTGAGCCTTGGAATCTTGCGGGTTTACCTTTGGCTTTGGTCAAGACTGGTTCTAAGGTTGCCAGCGCTGCTCGCATGGGTGCCTTTGGGGCAGCCCAGGCGAGCGTTGAAGAAGGTGTTCTTCACTACAACGATCCAAACAGGACCGTTGGTCAATCGCTTATTAGCGTTGGCGCAGCAGGTACGATTACTGGTTTATTTGGAGCTTACTTAGGTAAAACCAAAGGAAGTCAAACCGAAGCATTAGAAGAAGTTACTAGACGAATTAAAAGTATTGATGACGAAGGTCGTGTTGTTATTGATTTAGAGAATGATTTAATTGATCCTTCTTTGACAACTATCAATTTAAACTTAGCAACTGAAGAAGAGATATTAAAATCTTTTAGTAACTTACCCGGTGTAGGCAGAGCTGTTGCTAAGAAGATCATTCAATTAAGAAATGAAAGAGTAAGCGAAAGCTTTGAGTCTTTAGATGATCTGCTTGACGGAAGCCTTGACGCAAACACACTTGCTAAAATAAATAAAATTATTGATAGCGGTAATTACCACGCTAACGGAGTGGCCCTTAGTGAGTCGGGTAAGATCGTAGGGAGTTACGGTGTAGAGAAAATTGCAGCGTTAAGTTCTCCGCTTATGAAACTTACTCAAAGTCCTTTTCCTGAAGTCAGAAGAGCAGCTCAAGAGTTAATGCAAACTAACTTTAGAACAACTGACAATCTAAAAGGCGGAGTAAACAAGATAAGTCTTGAAGAAATAATGGATCAGAATCAACAACTTGGAAACAAGTTGATTGATGACATAGAGTTTTCTTATTACTCGTACATGAACCCTGGTAAAGAAGCAACTGACTTTGTAAGAGGAAGAGGCGGCAGGCTTTTCCGGCAAGCCGGACAGCTTGCTCAAAACTTAAGGCAAGCCAACGTAGATCAACTTTCATCTAGGCCATTCCAAAGACCCGGCAAGTTGAGTTTTGATGAATACAAAGTTGCTGTTTTTGAACACAGAACAGGATCTAAGGTAAGCACTGATCCGAACATTATTAATGCTTCAAAGCATTACGATGAGTTTTTTGACTCAAGGGCTTCAGAGTTTAAAGAGTTATTAAAAAAACTTTATAACGGAGAAGAAAACCACTGGATAAACACAGTTAAATATACTCACAGGATATACAACAAGGGTCAGATCGCAGAAAGCCCTGAAGCTTTTAGGGACTTTTTAATTGACCAAGCTTTAAAAAAGTACGGGGGAAGGGAAGGTGCGGAAGCCGCGCTTGGCGTTCCTCTTCCAGAAATGAAAAGAATATTTGAAAGTTCAATTAGAAAACTAATTGCTTCTCCAGAAGATAGACTTATTTTAGAAGAGGTTTTTGAACCCGCTAAAAGAGGCGCTTCTAAAGACAGGCTTTGGACTTTTATAGATGACGCTGACTTATATAGAACTAACTTTGCAGTTAAGGATATTGAAGCAATTGCTAATTCCTACATATCAGGCCCACTTGCTGACATAGATTTCTTTAGAAAGTATGGGACTTTTGATGTAGATGAAATTGCTAATAAACTAAGAACTGCAATTGATTCTCGTATATTAAAGAGTGGTGTAGATATAGACGATCTTACTTCTGAAGCTTTACGTAAGACAGATAAGGATCTTGAGCTTTTTAAAAACATGCTAAGAAGAGTAAGAGGGACTTACATGGACCCGAACTCTCCGCTGCCTGGAAGTACGCAAAGAGTTTTAATGGACAACATTAAAAAGTTTAACAATCTAAGGATAGGTGGAGGCTTTGCGATTAAGTCTTTGCCTGACATTGGACGATCTGTAATGTTCTTAGGATTAAAAAGAGCATACGGTCCAACAATACAAGGATACGTTGGAAGAAACGCCCAACTACTAGAGCAGTTGAAAGCTTCCCAAAGGGAGCTTTCAACTATTGGAGTAGGGAACGAGATTAATTCTTCTCAAATAATTTCACAGTATACGAATACCAGCATGACTAATATTACAGGCAATGCTTTTACTGATCTTTTAGGCAAAGCAAATAACTCAATGTTTATTTTGAACGGTCTAAGCGTATGGAATCAACACATGAAGCGCGTAGCTGGTGTAGGCGTTGTTGATAAGATTATTCACTCTGGCGCTATGAGGAAAGCAGGCAAGCTTTCTGAAAAAGAAATGGCAAACATTAGAAGATTAGGAATATCTGATAGAGATCTTGACGACATTTATTCTGAGTATTTAAAACATGGTCAATCTTACAAGGGTGTTCACCTTCTTAATTTTCAAAACTGGAGTAAGAAGGCAAGGTCTTCAATGGATTCTTCTGGTCTTACATTAGACAGAAAAATGCAACTTGCTGTAAAAAGAGAAGTAGACACAATCATTGTGACCCCAGGCAAAGGCGACATTCCTTTGATTATGGAAAACTCTTACGTCAGTATGATTGGTCAATATAGAACCTTCCCAATTGCAGCAATGATGAGGCAGACCGTTCCATTAGCTCAAAACATGAACAAGAACGCTATGGCTGGACTATTCATATCAATGGGTGCTGGAATTATTGCATCTCAGTATTCTTCTTTTGCAAGAGGAACACAGCATGATGATGATTCTTGGGAAGATTACCTTTGGGAGTCTCTTGAAGATACTGGCAATCTTTCTACAATAGGTGAATTCGGAAACTTTGCACAAATGATTCAAAAGGGAAATCCGGCTCTTGGTGGTCCTACTCTGACGGGTGCAATTGATGTTGGTAAAACAATTGCAGGAATGTCTAACCCCGAGGGGATGAATGAATTTGAAATAAGAGCAGCTCAAAGGCTTGTGCCTATGTTTGGTCTTTATCAGATGGTAAAGGCTTTGCCCGTTGGTGTGGCAACTGGAATTGAAAGTTTAATAGATTAAAGGATTCAACAATGGCATCAGGATCGACCCAAATCACTTTAGGTAACATCTACCAAGCCTCTCTTAGAGATGGTGCGCGTGGAGTAATTCAGTTCACAAAAGGTGATACAAACCTTTCCGTTTACGGCAGTCTCGATGATGTGACCTATATACTCATTGAGGCTTTTACTGCGAGTGCCATTAAGGAAATTGCATTACCTTTGTATGTTGCAGTTGTCGTAGGGAGCACTGCTCAGTACGCAAAAGCAAGCCTTCCAGGAGCGAGTTTTAGTACGTCTACGTTCTTTATTAACGAGACAAAGTAATGCCGTTGCTCAATGGCACTTCGTGCAGATATGTAGAAATAAATACAAATGAAGTGTTTGTTTTTATCGAGAGTTTTAGTCAAAACTTTTTAATTGATGAATTTGTCAATGATATTATATTAGATAAAGAATTGACTAACAGTGAAAAGATATGGATACATGACATGGACCAATCAGATAAATCTAAGTTTGTCTCTGAGTATTTCGATTGTGTTCATACAGTTGATTTTCAAAATCTGACTTCTATCTATTCAGTAAGTTGGTAATCAAATGTTAAAAAAAATGAATTACCCATTAGAGAATCAAATAACAGGCCCGATTTTAAAACCAACAGTCTATGCTGACAATAACGATACTCTTGGAAATAGCTTGTTAACTGTAAATGAAATTTATGAAGGAAACTATCAGTATACATTTAGTAACTCAGCTCTTGTAACAGTAAATGAAGCAGGTTCTCCTACTCGTGGTAATTTTGTAATAAGTGGAATAACCTTTGCCTTAACTAAACTAAATATATACAGAATAAATTTTGGGTCACCACCTAATTTCGAGGGCGCTTATGACTATATAGTCATTCATGCAACAACTGCTGGTGCTACTAAGTTAAAAGCTGCAATTGAAGCTTCTACTCTTCGTCAAACTATGGGAGTCAGAATAAACACAGAAGATGGTGAAGCGAGAGATTGGTATCCAGAAACTGCTGGATCTGGATCTCTTTTTGAATGGAAAGGCCCTAATTATGTAAATACAAGCGCGGGAGAAGTCGAAAACGACATGATGGTTTTAAGGCTTCAAGATGTCGGAGTAATAGCGGAGTTCGTTACAGATAGTGTGGTTTGGGGAGACGGAACAGGTGGTGCGCAAACTAGTGATAGTCTCACCATTAGCCTTTTGACTTAACCATGGAAGGTAACGGTCATCAAAGAGAACTTGGTCAATTCTTTCAAGAGGTTAAAGAATTGAGACATGATTACCAGAATCTCAAAACAGTAATTAACATGCTCGACGAGAATCAAAGAAACTTAGAAAGAGAATTGATGAATCTTAGAGGTGAGTTAAAAACTTTCCAAGCTAAGTTAATGACAATGGGATCTGTGTCAATTGCTGTTATAACAGCAGGGGCATGGGTTATACAGATATTCTTTATTCCATGAAAATTAATAATCGCTTTGAAAGAGCCACCCAAGTAGTGAGATGGCTAAAGACAGAATTTAAAATGGAATCTTTAAAGAAATTACTTTGGGTAGATATACTTTTAGATGAAGATGGTAAGTCTCAACTATGTGGTTGTGTGGAAGAGGAAAGCAATGGAGATCTTACCATTACGCTTTCAAAAAGAGCTTGCTCAACATTCCAACTGACTATCGACACAGTGATCCATGAAGCCGCTCATGCGGCTTTATGGAACACTGGCTTAGGTATGTTGCACGGAGATAAATTTTGGAAACGTTATGGAAGAATGATGGACGCTTACGAACATCACGGCCACATGGATTCAAAAGCTTTTGATGTCTAATCGAACTCGAATCATATTTAAAAGAGATTCTGAATCTTCAGTAGGTCGCGGTGCGGTAATTTATCACGCTCACTTTAGGCCGGAAATAGCAACAATTATTTACTGGGCAGCATTTTATGCACCTTCTGAACTAGGCGAAGAGATGTGGATAACGGAAGGTTGGAGAGACATAAGAGATAAAAGAGATTTACATAAAGAATGCAGAGCATTTGACATTGATTGCATGAGAATTAATGCTGAAAGTTACAGTTTAAAATTTTTAATTGCTCAAGGCTGGGCAAGTTGTCTTGCCGACGAGCTTGGATCTGATTATCAAGTTATTCTACACGGAGGGGAGAAAGCTCTTCACCTTCACGTGGAACTAGACCCATGAGGTACGTAATGGATTTTTTAATTGAAAACGGAACAGTATTACTAGACTTAGCATTTCAAGTTGTTGGTTTTTTCGCAATCGTTGCATCTATGACTCCCAATGAAAATGACAATAAATGGGTAGACGCCATTCTTAAAGCCTTTAATACAATTGGTTTCAATGTAGGTAAGGCCCGAAACGTTTAATATGGATCATCTTTTATACATTGTTTTAACGATATTTGTCATATCTTCAGTTTCTGCTGTATCTGGATTTTTTTATTCTCGATACAGATTTGCAAAATCTAAAGTTGAAGACTTGAGGAATCAAAAGGATATACATCTTGATCCACTTATGTCTTCAAGCCAGCTTTCTTTTGTTGCTCATAAGCTTATTGAGTTGCGTAAACGCGCCAAAAAATTGCGGTATACCACACCCCCCAAGTGATGCACTTGAAGAAATGGCAAACAAATCTCTTGTAACTACCAATCCCGGAACGGAATTGTGGGTCAGAGAGATATTTAGGGTTTGCCAATGGCAGTAGAAGACACAGAGCTTTTAGCACTCAGGTATTTGCAAAAGCAAAAGAATAATTTGAATACAGTCAAGCTGGCATTGTCTTCTTCTGAAAAAGAAAACGAGCAGTTAAGAAGCGATTTAGAGCGTTTAAAGAAAACCCCCCGGAAAAAGCTTCGCCCCAAAAAGCTTCCTTTCCCTAAAGGCAAAAGAGCTTTCATACTAGGATTGACGGATAATCACTACACGCAGCAGGTAGACCCGACGCTTAGCGGAGGGGTGAACCTGCACGACGAGAAAATAGCTTTCAATAGAGTCTCAAGTGTAATTTCTCAGGCAAATGAGATCATAGAGGATAGAAGATCTAAATACGGGGTGTCAGAGGCCCTCATTTGGCTTGGAGGAGACTCTATGGTGAATGCTGACTTACACCCCCACTTCCAGAGGTTGACCCCTTACGAGCCGCTGGAAGAGCTTGAAGTAGTATATAATATAAAGATGGCTCTATTCGATCAGATTAAAGAGGGTCCGCTACGCCGTGTCCCCTTGAGGGTCCACGGTTCGCTTTCTAATCATGGGAGAGATGGGAAAAAAGAAGAAGTTTCTGCCGAGATGGCTTTTAGGAGAAGCTACGACGTATCTCTTTACCATCAGTTAAATAGAGGCTTGGATTTACCTTTTCGCATTGAAGATACTTATTGGGGAATTGAAACAGTTGGCGGTGTAAAATGCTTACTGCATCACGGTCATATGATTCATATGAAAGTAATGCCTCATACTAATTTTTACCAACCTAATTGGAGCATGTTGGGACGTAGGCTTGTACACCCAAAGCACAAAGGAGTTAGATTAGCAATGATCGGCCATTGGCATACTGCTGCTGAGTACCAAAGCAACGAGTTTGCTTTTGTAAGCGCAGGCTGCACTGTCGGACAAGATGGTTACGCTTATGGTCATGGCTTTTTGCCAGAAAGACCATCTCAGCCTTTAATTGAAATTAACTCTGAAACTAAACAAGTTATTTCAGTTCACAGAATTTATACAAGTTAAGTATTTCTTGTTCTTTTTCGACTAAGGGCAGTATTTCTCCCTGAACTTACTTTTGTTCTTTTTGATTTTTGCAGATTAATTTTATTTCTTTTTTTATTTTCAATATCTGCCATTGAAGTTACATCGCTTAAGCGGCTTTGAGGTCTCTGTTGATTCAGTAGTCTCCAGCTCGGTACTCTTGCCCCTTCCAAAAATTCTTGGTCAGCTATTTCATTGCGAGAGGTTAAATTATCAGTAAGTTCAGACAATTCCAGATCTGTCATAAAATTCGCATCTAACAAAGTATTCGCTCTAGTCCGGCGAGACGAATCGAAGCGATTAAAGCGATTTATAGAATAATTGTTCATTTTTCATCCTCTAGACATTTGGATTTGATACCAAGTAGCAATCGTATTTCTCATTGCTTCTATCAATAACTTTAACTCAATTGCATTATTTTGAAAAGCTTCTTGTTCTGACAAAACATCAGAAACAGTATAGCTAATCAGCTTTTCTGCGGCGTCCCCTACGCTTTCGGCGCACAAGATTTGGTCTTTCGACTGGATCCACCACCGTGTTGGGTGGCCGTTTTGGTACATCGTTACCCCGGGGGAGAACTGAACTAAGTTCCTTTTCTTCATTCCATACCTGTAAGAATTTAACCAAAATATTCGCAGTCTCAGGCCCTATTGTTTTAGATACGTGTTTGTTTATTTTCTTAAGATCATCTCTTGGAAATATTTTCCCTTGGGATTTTATGTCAATAAACTTTTTACTAATTTCTATATTAATCCTTTCCACTGTGATACCTGGCTAAAATTCTTTCTCCTAAAGTTCCCTCGCCGAGAACTTCTATTTCATAATGCCCGCCAGATCTATTGGCTAATAATTGCGCTAGAAATCGGGATCCGAATGGTAGCCCTTGGTTGGCTGGAGAAACAGCCTTGAAAAGTATTGAATTGTTAAAATCTTCATTTATTGAAAGAATTTCTATATGAATTTCAGGCTGTTTTCTGCTTTCATTTGAAGTTAGTATTATCATAAAAAGAGCCATCTCTTTTGAGAGCTTGGATGGGTCCGCTGATTTTGATAGTTTCATTACTTTCATCTGTAACTAATTTCCCTAGATAGGCAATCCACATAGAATCAGCTTCATTATCGGTAAGTTCCCAGTCTGGGCAAAACCGATTATTAGCAGATTCTATCATTAAATCTTTTTTCGCGTTTCCTTTACTTGTTGCAGTTTTTTTTATTGCTTGAACTGAAAGATAGTTGCTTTCTATATTCCAAGTATGGCAAGCCATTAGAAGAATCATACGATAAGCACCATAAGCGTGAGCTGCTTTAGTCCCTAAATGTCTTGCAACATATTCGTAATAAACAACAATTTCGCTTTTATCAAAGTGAGTACATGCTTCTTCAAACATTGCGTCAATATGGTTCCAGAACTTTTTGTAACGCATAGCTTCGTCTTTTGATGTTCCAAAATATGACTCGTGAGTGTACATTGTATTTTTGTCTAGTACGGAAATACCTGTTCTAGCCCCAAGGTCTATGCCAAAGAAAAGTTTATACATTTGGATATCCTTAATAAAGTTAACTTTAAATAAAAGTTATTGACAAACGTTAAGATGCTTATCAGAATCCCTTTAGGGATTCTGATAAGCATAACACTATCCTTTTAGTCAGCCCCAAATGATTTTATTTTTTCTTCCTGACCTTATTTTACTAACTAAATTTTCTTGATGCCATTTCTGCATTAGAAATGCAGAAGCCACACGAGATCTTTCTAGGTTTGGAAGTTTATTATTATTTACCAATAGACTTGCAACGTCGTCTTTGTCGTACTCAACATTTTCTTTTAGTAAATCTGACGGTTTTAAGTTTTGCACTGTTTCGATGTCTGATACATCAGGGTCTGTGACCGGCCTGAAATAAAGTATTTCGTCTGCACCATAATGCTCTGGTCTTATTTCAAAGAACGTAGTAGGCATAGTGCTTGATACATTTGAAACAGTTCTCATTCGCCTAATGTGCTTTTTGTCTTCTCCTTCCATTTGCTCTAACAAAACGTTGCTTGATGCACTTCCAGAGATTGCGCCAGCACCTCGGACGCTGCTCCATACTTCAACTTCAGACTTGCCTTGAGTTGGTTTTGCTGTGTGATGAATTAATAGTACGGCAACATTGCATTTAGAAGCAATTTTTTGAATGTTATTCATAACTTTTGACATACCTGCGTTATCGTTTTCTGTTGTATTGTCTGGTAGGGATGCTGACAGAGTGTCTATGATGAGAAGGCTTGCGCCTTCTGGCATGGCTTCTTCGATGAGCCTATGTGATCCTTCTGAGTCCATTGAGTAAATACCGCGAGGTAGCAAAACTCCTGGTGCGTCACCAATTAAATAAATGTTATCCCAATAGGAATCTTTTCTAACAAGATCTGAACGCATTTGATCTAGCTTTTTAAGTCGCCTAGCAAGCTCGGAGGCTGGGAAATCAGGTGACAGGTAGACCACCTTGGTACCCGGACATTCAAGCACTGCACCCGGCCACGGAGCAGGCACTCTGGCTTCGTCTACCGACGCAACAGCGCTTGCAATGTTAAGTGCAAACCAGCTCTTACCGGAATAGGGAGGAGCGCTAAGCACTGTTACATGGCCTCTGTGGAGCAATCCTGCTACTACCGCAACGGGTGGTGGACTTGATGCTAATTCCATAGCCCTTTCGCCATTATAAATATATGGTTTCATCTTGATGGATATAATTTCTGACATTGAAAACCTTTTCAGTTGATACTGTGAGTCGGACAGGTACAATGAAAATTCATCGAAAGCAATGCTGCATTCGATTTTACAGGTGATAAACTTTGCTAAATGTTAATCGTGTAACTCTCCTTGGTAATGTAATTGAGGATCCTACTGTTCGTAACACTAAAAGTGGTACAAAGGTTGCAAACTTCCGAATCGCTACTTCTAAGAAGTGGAAGAATAAGGAAGGTGAAGCGCAGTCGAGTCGTCAGTTTCACCGTTGTACAGTGTTTGGCGGCGTTGCCGACTTTGTCGGCACACTCGCCAAAGGTGATGCAGTTTACGTAGAAGGTGAGTTGACATACGGCTCATACGAAAAAGAAGGACAGAAGGTCTATACAACCGATATTAATATTGGTTTTGATGGAAAGGTAATTGCACTTGACTATGGAGATGAAGATGGAAACGAAAATGGAAGCGGAAACAATAACAATGAAGAAGCCCCTTTCTGATATAAACTTAGCGCTCTTCAACATTAGGAGAGATATTTCTGCTGTTAACAAATCCCGCAAAGGGTACAACTATAAGTATGCTGATTTAAAGGATTGCCATAATGCACTCGATCCGCTTCTCGAAAGAGAAGGTGTTGTCTGGATTACAGAACCCCACTGTACAGACGATGGGAGGGCTGGCGTTGCTTACTCTGCCATTCATATTGAATCCGGCACTTCGCGCGACGGCACTCTCATGCTCCCGATGGTTGATGGCGACCCCCAAAAGGCAGGAAGCGCTATTACTTATAGCAGACGCTACGCTTTGGCAATATTCGGACTTCTTACAGAAGAAGACGATGATGGACGAGCGTCAACAAAGAAAAAGCTACCCGCAAAAGAAAAGAAAACGGTTTCATCAAAGTACATAACGATGGATGAGTCTATGGCTTTTCTGACAAAATGTAGATTGATGGCCGATAATAAGTTTAAGGGTAAAAAAGATAAAGCCGATGCCGAATACATGCGTATTGGTAAGGCTCTAGTTTCCCATCTGGGGATTGAGAAACTTGGCGGTATGGAACCTTCGATGGTCGATAAGGCAAATAAGTTTTTGCTTTCGATTGATGAAGTATTCTAGGTTTAGACAATAAGCACTAGGGGGGCCACTAGGCTCCCCCGGTGCTTATTTATTATAAGTCTTCGTAAATGTGAATTTCAGAATCTCCAAAGTTATCAGTTTCATCAAAGTCAGTATTGACTCTGATAGCACTTGTTCCTGTAGTTACAGCTATGAATGGATACCAAATACTGTATTTTTCAATCGTTTCTGCACTATAAGTTTTAATTAGCTTAAAGTTTATTCCATTCAGACTGCCGTAAATACTTAGGTTAGTAGGCGAACCAGATCCACCATTATCTCTAAAATAATGAACCATAATAGAGTCATTTACAAATCCTTCAGAAATAAAAATGTCTCCTGCTTCAATTTGTAGGCTTTTATTTGGCATAATCTACCTTTCGTTTAAATCTTCCGTCAGGAAGTCTTTCTAGTTTAGCTCTTGGCTTTTCAATCTTTACTTTTTTAACTTTCTTATTATTCTTCTTGTTTCTGCCAAAGCTAAGAGTTTTATTAAATTGCTTAGGTTCAGCAACCATCAACTCCATAATTGCATTTAAGCGAAACTTAACTTCTGAGTACGGAATCTTTTCTTCGATAAAATATTGATCAAGTAAGATAATTGCTTGGCTAAAACCTTTGAAGTAATGATGGCGTTGATCAGGGGTAGTAGCCATGTGTTCACCGGCTTGAATGCCTTTAATATAGATTTCATTAAATGTATCAGGGTCCAGAACATTGCTATTGCCTTTCATGTGATTCCTTTAAAATTTTTGGTTCTTTTCGTACTTTGCTTCAATTTCTCCGTTATGGAATTCTTTTTCTTTTTGCAATTCCTCAATAGAGTTTTCGTCAAAGTCATCCTTTTCCTGGTCTTCTTCGTATATGTAATCCTCTTCGTCTAGGGGTGGCTCAAGTGATAGATTCGATCCAATTGAAGGCATGTTAATCCTTATTAGGTAGTTTATGAATAGAGATATGAGATGTATTATTTCTTGATGCGTATTCTTTTACAGTAGACAACATGTCATTTAAATATTGACAATCTGTTTCCACTCTAAGCCCATCTACTTCGCCGCAAACTACTCTCCACATTTGATTCCCTTTCTAAATTAATTCGATTCCCTTAGAATCAAATTCTTCTATAAGCAATTCTAATGTTTGCCTACTTGGACTGTTAAATCCGCATTCAATATTTCTTATTGTTACATGCGATAGGCCGCAAGCATCAGCAAGGTCTTGTCTTGACATATTTGATTGCTTTCTTGCGTCCATGATTCTCTGCCCGTTAATAGACAATTCACCACTTCCTAAACAGAAAGGGCAAGTCTTATTCATCTGGGTTATCTATACTTATAAATACTGGCTCATCTTTATAATTTAAATACTTAATGATAGTCCTCAGTGCATCAGAGATACTCCTTGCGCTATTGAGCCGAAAGGGCTGCGAAGCAGTAAGCTTCGCGGGTCCGCTTGACCATCCCCTTATGAAGCCACGTTCCTTTACGCCTTCGTGTATTGTTATTCGTATTTCATTGTAACTCATACAAACACTTTCCTTTCATGGTCGGCCCACCGGGACTTGAACCCGGAACCGCACGCTTATAAGACGTGTGCTCTAACCAGTTGAGCTATGGGCCATTTATCACTTGGCTTATGTGGTGCACCCGGCAGGACTCGAACCTACGACCTGCCGCTTAGAAGGCGGCTGCTCTATCCTGCTGAGCTACGGGTGCATTATTCTAATCGGTAGCTTTTTGCTCGTTATTTATTTCATATTGCACTCTTGATAGTTCTTCTATTTTTCTTGATGCAGCATTTTCAAACCTTTCTTGAGTTGATATTTCTTCATCGAGTATCATGGATGCAAATGCTTTGAGACTATCTGATTCTCCGTGTTTTCGCACAGCGTGCATGTAGAAAAGATGTATTAAAACAGCAGTTGATCTTAGTTCTTTTGAGGTAAAATCTTTACTCATTTTTCTTCATCCTCTGCAATGCAATCTCCGCATTTCCATTCGTTTTTGGAATTGTATTCTCCGTCACAGTTCCAATCGAGATCAATGTAGTGATCTCCTGCATGGCAATATTCCATAGCCATATTGCGTAAACTCCTAATGGTAGGGATGGTGGGACTCGAACCCACACCTGTAGAGATTTTAAGTCTCTTGCCTCTGCCGTTGGGCTACATCCCCATTACCACCAGCACCTATAAATAATATTCCAATTCATATCTGAATATTGTTTTGCATTGTCTATATACAATAGATCTTGCTCTTTCTCTTCGTCATCATCATATGATTCCCCAAAGAAAAAGCCTCTAGTCTCAGGAAGGTTGTTATTTTCTATATCTTGTTCTAAGTCAACTAAGTCATCGCGAGTAAGATACATATCTATGCAGTTAAAATCTCCAGGTTTTTTAACTAAATCTTTTTTAACAGCAAGCTTTTCCATCCATCCTTGGAGGTTTGCATGTTTTCGCCAAAGGCCAATTTGTTCAACTTCTTCGCCTTTTTTTGCAATTAAGTATTGATCTAAACCCATTAGTTACTCCTAATGTAATTATTAAATAAAAAATGCGGGGGCGAAAGAGATTCAGAGTGACCAGAATGCCCATGTATCTCAAGCATCTCTATCTATTAATGAACTGCCCCCGCTCAGTTCATGAAGGGTTACATG